TGGGCAAGCTGTCAGTCGAGGAAAAGAAACACCAAGAAAGACAAAGGTCTCGCCAAATCGGTCAGGTGCTGGCACAAAAATGGCTTGACAGTTCCCAAAAACTGAATATGACTGCGGAGCTAAACAAACACGAAGAAAGGGAAAGAGACATAATAAAGCAGGCCGTAATCGAGCACCTGGCAGAGGCTATCGAGTTTACAACTACCCGGGGTATAAATAGCGTGAAAAGGGTAATCGAGGCGATAAGCAGCTTAGGGCCTGAATTGCAGCCAAAGGCAGAAGAAATAGGCCAGCTTGTTCAAGAGTATGAAGGGGCAGAACAAAAGATAAGGCAGGAGCTGGAAAGCGACTACTGGGAAACCCTGCACCGATTGAGAATCTCAGGAACAGCAGTGGATGCTATCAATATCGAAGCCGACCCCAAATGGCAACTAGCCCACCAGGGGCTCGTTGAAGCTTTTACCCCAAGGCTCAACGATTTGAAGCAAGCATTAATTAGTTGAAACGGAAAACAAATCATGGTGCTCCTATAGTTAGCCGCTGGTCATAACCGCCCTTGCGGCGGTCATAGTGGGTCTGGATGGCCTGGACTCGATAGTTCTCCCCCGAGATGCCGCAGCGCTCGTCGGTAATCTCAACGACATCGAGGAGCTCCTGAATGGCGTCGGCCCTCCCCTGGGCCCTGGTGGCGTCTTGGAGGTTGGGGTCGTAGTCCTGTTCCAGGATGTCGATGGCCAGGCTGAGGAGATCCCAGTCCAGGGCTTCTTCCAGGACACGGTTGTCGGAGTCGTCCCGGCCGATGGCTCGAGCGCGGGATACGGTGACGGCCTCGGTGTATTTACCGCTCAGGATGGCGTGGTCGGTGCCGTAGGAGTAGCAGCTACTCTCGCTGGCCAGGGGGTTCTTGGTGAAGGCTTCCTGGCCTCGAAATACGAGTTTGTCGGGGACGAACGATAGGAGCTTGCGTATTGCGCTGTCTCCCCGCGTGCCGGGGTTGACGGTGAAGTCGGGGTAGAAGTTATTGATGGCGGAGGACTGGGGCTTGGCGGGGGTGTTGGTGAGCTTGATGCCGACCCGGGCGAGGATTTGATAGAGGATTTGCCAGACGCTCTTGGGGTTGACGGCGTCCTTGTTCCACCTCATCTGGTAGCGGGCGGACCAGCGGTCCATGAGGCCCCAGCCGTCCAGGCAGGTGAGGGTGAAGCGGGATATGTTAGCTTCTGAGGAATACTCCCATGAATCAATCCAGTAGGTGCCGGCCTCGGAGGTCTCTTTGCCTGCCGTTGTCTTATAGCCGAGCTTGAGGACCACCTCGCTTCGCTTTTTGAGATTGGCGAGGCTGCCTTGGCCAGGGTTGGCGTACTGGCCCTTGGAGTTGTCGAGCTCCAGTACGAGATTGCCACGCCCGACTGAAGTCGGGCTCGCAATGACATTTGTTTGCAATGTCACGATGTCCTTGGTCAAGTCGAGGGGCGAGTCGGCGGGGCGGGGGGCTCTCCAGACTCCGTCGGGCTTTTCCAGCCACCAATAGTCGGCAGTGCTGGCGATTCTGAGCCCATAGGCCGGGCTGACGTCCAGGAAGGGCTTAGGCTCGGTAAAGGTCGTATCGCTCCAATACGTGCCTTTTACCATGAGGCAAGCGAGGGGACGGATGTAGGCGGTGGTGCCTGCGAACTTCTCTACAGCGATGATACGGTTCGTCTCGTAGCTCTGGGCCGATGCCGGCAGGTGGCAGTCGGGGTATTCATAGGTGATATCCTCTCCGTTCGGGGACATAATGAAGCTCTCGAGGGCACCAAAGTTGTAGGTATCCGAAAACCAGGTGCGGAATAGATCAAAGTGATTATAGGGGCTGTCGGACTCCTTAGCAGCAAGGACTATCTCGCAGCATGGCCAGAAGGCGTTGAAAGTAGCGCCGATGCCGTAGGTATCGAGCAAGGGATGGTTGGCGTCGGCCCAGGTGTGTTGAGTGGCTTCCTGGGTGCTGGTGTCCAGGGTTATGCCGTTAAGCTCGTTGGACTTAAGGGCGAAGCAGACGACGATATCGCCGGTCCCCCACCAGCACGCAGCCATAGAAAGGACGTCGGCATAGTCAACGAGCTGGGCATCATCCCAGGTGTCGCCGTAGTCATGGCTATAATACTTCCAGAGGACGTTTCCGGTGGTGCGGTAGAAAATATAAACTTTAGCCCCATAGGCGGCAATAGCACAGGGACCGGCGCAGTCTTCGGCTATTAACTGCCATTGATCAAGGGCTGGACCATCGATCAGGGAGACAGGAAAGGTGAGGGGAAAAGAGGACGGGACGCCAAAGGGAAGCGTCTGCTTCTGGTAGTAGAGGTTGTTGCCCTGGCTCCTGATGCGGTGCATAGAGCCCTGGCCGTCGAAGGCGATGCCGTGATGGTTGTCGGGTTCGGTGCCTTCGTAAATGCGTGCCCAGGATAATCTCTTTATGCCGGCCTCGTAGTCATAGACTTTGGCCTCGACATAGGGGAGTCGGTGGGCTTTCTTCTGGCTTGCGAGTAGAGTGCTGGTTAAGGTTTTCATAACTCCCCTGACCCCTCTTACTTTAAGAGGGGGATCACGGTAGAGTGATGGTGAGGGTTTTCATGACTATCAGCTACCAGCCATTGGTTTCATTGAGGGGTCTTCATAACCCCCTTACAGGCCAGAACTATTGTAGAATCGGTGACATTACGAGGGTAAATAGTTATCTTCTGGGATACTACCTCCAGAGGAATGACTACTGTAGTCACTTCATTCCCCAAAGTAGCGTGAGCATAGCATCTGAGCCCGAGGTCATAAGCTTTGAATGGATGACTTATCAATGAACGGAGACTGTCAGGGCTACCGGAGTAATCACCAAACAATACAGATAGCCAGATAGCAAAAGTGGTAGCTGGCACATTGGCGGACAAATCTAAATCAATAAAGCCTGCCGTAGTGTTAGTCTGGGACTGTGTAGTTATGGAGTCACCGTTAGTCCAGTTATCGGTACTTGCTTCTGTGGTGATAATGTCGTTGGTAGTATCAACCGAGACTATCTTTCGGTAACTGCCTCTAGTCGAGTTGTAGAGCATTATTCGCCCCCAGTAATCAGGGCCAGAATAGATGCCAATAAGGCTACCCTCACCACTGATTGGAGTATAGGGGACTGAGGTTGATGTTATTCCTGACTTGACGGTGCCAGTAAACGGAGGTGAAGCAGTGAAGTTTTGCTGCCTGAGTATCTCCCCAGCTAGGGGAGTAACTCCTTCCTTTATGGTGCCTGTATGAGCAAGATAATTAGGGCCAGCACCATGCACGCCTGTGTTGGCTGCCGCATGGGAGGATAAGGCGACCTCAGAAGCAAAGTCGGGGTCGTGATACTCGTTGCCGTGGACTTCCATGACTCCGCCGCCAGTACCCTGAAGGTCAACCCAGGCCGAACCGTTGTAGATATACCATTTATGCTCGTCGTCCCGGTAGAAGAGCTGGCGTTCGACGGGGCTGGAGGGGAAGCTGGTGCCGTGTATGAGTTCGTGGATGTCCTCGCTCTCCCACTCCGTCTTGGTGAGCTCGAGGCCTACGTCTATGTGCTTAATTCCTGAGTTGGCCATTAAAAGAAAGCCTCCTTGATAATTTTGGCGATGATGAGCCAGGCGATGACTCCGATGGCTCGGCCGAACATATAGTAGTGATACTCGGAGGCAATTTGCTTCCGGAGTTCCTTGTGCACGGACTTGTGCCGGGGAGGCCAGGGACAAAGGACCTCGCAGAAGCCGTTGACGAAGGCGTGCCACTCAGCATAAGTGCTCAGAAAGGTAGAAAAGCTAATGCCTTTCAGGAATTCCATTAGTCCTCTTCCTTCTTCTCTTGGATATGTGTTACCGTCCGCTCACCAAACCACCAGAGAATACAAGGGATGGCCAGGCCGATGAACCACTGCGGGGCGGTGATTTTCTCGACGACGACCTGGGCAATGACGGCGGCGAAAATGACGGTAACAACAGGCCTGGTGGCTCCCCGGAATATCTCCACGATTGGGTTGCTCATTTTAGTTCCCTCGCTGCGCTCAGGATGACATTGTGAACGCTCTGAGAGGCTCAAGGAAGCCCCTGTTTTCCTTTTTCCGTGTCTTTACTCATTAAACCTTCTCCCGCAAGCTTTTGTGCTAAATCAAGGCTCTCAGCGTGTCTGGAACTTCTTTGTCGGCCTTATGGTAATGGTTTGCCAGATGTCGGGCTGCTTTGACTTTTTCCTCGCGGGTGGCATCGACTTGCTGGCCGCGATAGCCGCCGGGGCTGAGGGCAGCGACAGCGGCAGGCATGCGGTCCCAGTCCACGGTCTTCTCGATATCGAGCCTTCCCTGGAGAGCTCGCATGATGGCTTTGGTATGATGGGGGAGCTTCCAGGTGCTGGGGTCATCAGGGTCACCAACGATGGCGAAGGCTTCCCTGGGTAGTCCCTCTTTGGTCTTCTCTTTTTCTACTGCTTCCTTTACTCTTGATTTAGGCACGGTTCCTCCTTATACGGTGAATACTGCGATGACTACGGCGTCCCTGGGGTTTCCCTCGGGGATCGCCAGGATTACGTGGCGGCCGGTTACCATCTCGGCCGAGGCAATATTCCGGGCGACATTAAGGTTGTCGAAATAGGTAGTCAAGGACCCTGCGAGCTGAACGCCGGCCTTGTAGGTACCCCCGTCGAAGTTTTTGAGGATGCCGACTTCTAACATAAATCAAACCTCAAAAGTCAAAAATCAAAATGACAGATTAAAATGCAAAGATTCTGATTTTTGCTCTGTGTTTTCGCTCTTTTCATTTTGCATTTTAATCTTCGGTGTAGAGCTGCCTCTGGATTACTCGGTTTCCCTGGGCAATCTGCTTAAGCTTCCTGTCGTAGCGATTAAGCCGTTCCTTGCCCCAGTCCTTGTAGTTGATGGTGGCGTGGCGGCCTGCGATGCTGGCCCTGTCCACAGTATAAGCGGCTGCCGACATGGCCAGGTAGCCAGTGGCGCCCAAAACGATAATCTCCTCGTGCTCGGCGGGGATGGTGGTGGACTCGCCGTCCAGGGTGTGCTTCTTAAGCCATCTTACACGGGCGTCTTCTCCGTCACCTTCGTCCTCCATATAAAAGTGGCCGGCCCAGTACTCGGTCCGCTGGAGATATTTAGGAGCCTGGCCGATAGGGAACTCGACTGACTCGATTTTGAGCAAGCCTGTGAGGGAGGAGATATCGAGCTCAGTATCTCCGTCGGTGGTGGCTATATCGTCCTGCTGCTCGATAGGGGCATGGAGGGAGTACTCCATGACAACCCTCTCGATGGCTCCGTCTACTTCATCGTCCGTCCAGCGGTAGTTCTGGCTGTCGGTGTCCTGGAGGTCCTCACGGACCCGGGCTCTCATTTCGGTTAAGTTCATTTTTTAGTCCTCAGCTTTCAGCTATCGGTTTTCAGCTCGGAGGGTAGGGAGGGGGCTCGACCTTCCCCCTCCCGCCTCGATACAAAGGAGGTTGAAGATGGCTTTTAGTCTCTCACTCCTGTCAACACGGCGGCCTTGACGATGGAAAAGTTTGCCAGTGATACATACCACTTGACCCTGGTCCGGGAAGCGTCCTTGGTCTCCAGGGAGCCGAGACGCTCGACCTGAA